CTGCCGGAGTCTCGTCAGCGTCAGGGGCGGCGGCTCCCTGCTCGTTTGCGCCTTCTTCGGGCTGCGGCAGCCCAAACTTCTGATACCAATCCATTGTGTTCCCTCCTGCCCCTCAGGGCGTCACTTGTTGCTGCCCGCGTTGCCGCTGAGCTTCTTGCCTGCCGTCATGCGCAGGTCCGTGCCGGTGTGGATCCGGCTCTGATCCGCCGTCGGCTTTTTTGCAAAAGGTGCCTTGACGTACTGCTGTCCGCCGTGGCCGATCTTGCCCGCGTAGCCGTCTCTGCTGTCTGCCATGCTGTCCCCTCCTCTCACCGGTTTTGGCCATTTTACCCCAAAAGCCGTGTTAGTTACCGTCAACTTGTACTGCCGTGTAAGCACGCAAAAAGAGCGCCCCGCGGTCTCCCGCAGGGCGCTCTCTTTCCGGCCTTATTCGTTTTTTTCTTCCGGCAGGCCCGCCACGCTGGTCAGCAGGCTGAGCACGCCCGCCAACGCGGAAGCGCTGGCCACAACGGCCCAGTTGACCTCGCCGAGCACGGCGCTCGTGCCGATCGTCGCCACGGCCGTCTGCGCCACCGTCTTTACGGCGCGGATCGCGGCCGCCTTGAGCCACTTCTTCCAGTTCCTCATGGTTTTCCCCTCCTCATTTGATGCCCATCCTTGCCAGCAGCCACGCGACGACCGCGCCGACTGCCACGAGGATGATCTTTTCCACGACCTTCTCCCAGCGCTTTCCGGGCGCTGCCTGCAGCATTTCGATGCTCTTTCGCACCGCCTTGATATCCTCGCCGCTCTTGGCCACGTCCCTCCGGATCGTCTGCTGCTCCTGCGCCATCACGGCCACGCTCGTGGCCAGCTTATTTAACGCCTTTTGATCCTGCTCCAGTTCGTCGATCCGGTGCGTGTTGCTCTTGCTGCGCTGCTCCGTTTCCGTCAGCTTTTGGATCAGCTCATCCTGCGTCACCGCCTCACCGCCTCTCCAGATACTCGAGCTTTGCGTACCCCGTCACGCCCGCTGCGGCCACAACGTACAGCCACTCGCCTGTGTGGTATCCGTAGCAGCTGCACTTGCTCCCGTCCGGCATCACGCGGAGGCTGGCATACTGCGTTCCCGGCCCTTTTCTCAGGTTGAGCCCGCCGTTTGCCCGGACGGCGTAGCTTCGCCGGTATCCGGCCGTGTACTGCTTGGGCGGCTGCACCTTGTTGTCCGGCACGACCGTCGCGCCGCCGGAATACACCGCCTTACCGCCGGGACCGTATACGCTGTAGCCCGTCGGGCAGGCCGCTATCGCGTTGCCGAGATCGCTGTATGCCCCGATCTGGCTGGCTGCGTCTCCCCAGCTCTTGCGGATGCGGTAAATTTCTTTTGCGCTCGGCTCCGGTGCCTGCTGCGGCTTGCCCGCCAGCAGCTCCGCCACGCGCCGCCGCAGCATCCCCATCGTGTAGCCGTGCCGCGGCCACCAGTTGTCCGGATCGTTGTGATCGGAGCCGTAGCCCCGCTTCCCGGCCTCGTTGTGGCTCACGATCTCCGTGATCGTGGGATAGGCCCGCATCAGGTGCGCGCACAGCTCGGCCGCCAACTCAAACGTGTCACGGCAATAGCCCGCGTCGCGGTGGTCGTCCTCGCAGATCTCGAACTGGATCGCGCAGTCGTTGTAGCTGCCCTTGCGCCCGGAGCCGACGCCCCAGCACCGCATCTGCCACGGCAGTGTCTGGCAGACCGCGAGGCTGCCGTCGGCCAGCCTGCCGAGAAAGGCGTGCACGCAGACGTACAGGCCTCCCCGGTTCCAGTCGTTCCCATACCGGTTTTCGCCGAGGACGGCTTTCGTTTCGGCTGCCGTCAGCTTGCGCTCCTGCGGCTGATACTGCATCAGCCCGGCCGTCTGACCCGGCGCGGGCTGCACGTACCGGCTGATGCTCGTGTTGTTTGCCGCCGTGCTGTGCACCACGATCTTGGTCGGCGTCATCATCCTCCCGCGCTGGTAGCACTCGTTGGCCACCAGCAGGCACTGATACTGCTGCATCTTGTCCTCCTCCCGGCGCTAAAGCGCCTCAAAATAGTACTCGTCCGTCAGGCTCAACGCCTGCCCGGACCGGATCGCGATATACCGCCGTATCCCGTCGGTGTACCGCATCCCCTCCTCGATGTGCATGCCCGGTACAAAGTAGATCATGATCGCTCCTCCTTACTCGATCGCCTCGTTAATTGTCGCTACGACCTTTGAAGCATCAGTGCAAATCATGGAAACGCGGAAATAATGTTCTCCAACAGCAGTTACGACGACGCTATCTCCAGCATTGTTAAACGTCATGCCATTCCAAGTAATCCCGTTATGCAGATATGTCGATGTGCTGAACGTTCCGCTTGCATTGTGCAACGCGATTGCACTGTAATTATCATTCGACGCAGGGAGGCTTGCGCCCTTGATGCGGAGCGTATCTCCCGCTTGCAGATGAATCAGGCTTGCCGCATCTTCATTGGCTCCGATTGCTGCATAACCACTCTGCGCCCGGTTCGCGCCGCTGGAGGTGCTGAGCCTCGTGTTCGCAGAGATGCCGATGGTGTCGATGATGTTAGTGACCGCTGCCGCGCAGGTAATCACAATATCGCCCGTCACCTTGGCAATAGTGATTGTACTACCAGATACCGCCGACGCGGAAATGTCAGCCCCGCCCATCGTTACGGTGATTGCGCCGAGCTTCTTGTATGTGCCAGTCGGGGAGAGCGTCGTGGTGTAGGCCGCGCCCTCGGCGATGGTGTCCGCCGTGTTGGACGACGCGCAGTTGGTGAGATTGCGCGTGATGTTGTAAGTCACAGACGGCGCAGAGGCAGCCGCAGTGATTACGACCGCTCCCGTCACCTTGGCGATGTTGATTGCACCGTTGCCTGCCGAATAAGCCGTTGCTGTGATATCCGCGCCTCCCATTTTGACCACTACGGACGTGATCGTCTTTCCGCTTTCCGGCGTGATGGTCGCGGTGTATGCCTCGCCGTAATCCACATAAGACGCGGCGTTGCTGATCGTGCAGCCTGTGAGATTTTTGGTGATCGGCTGATACCAGTGCAGTGTCTCGGGCGTTCCATTGGTCATAGCCACGCGGTAAGCGTTGATATCAGCCATTGACATTCCGCACGTTCCCACGGCGAAAAGGACGCACTTGTCGCGGAATGTGCCGCCGGAAACGGCGTTGATCGCATTGATAAGCCCCTTCCAGTCTGATTCATTTCTTCGCCGCGCAGTCGCATCCGACCCGGAGCCGGAATAAAATGTAGTCAGCTCATAGTCCTTGTCGATGTCCGATTGACTCATGCCGAGCAGCCCCTCAAGCACACAGGCCAACGTACCAGTACGATCTGCACCTGCGGTGCAGTGAAAATATACCGGCTCCCGATGCGTCACTGCGTCGATTACGCAGCGGAGGTAAGTCTTCCATGTCGTTACCGGCGTCAGAGCGTACCATGCATACTGCTGTGTGCGTGTGTACCACACGTCGCCGCCCAGCGGGGAGGCTGTCATGTTCGGCTCGTCGTCCGCTCCCCCGCCTTCACGGCCACGGAGATCAAGATCATGCTGGATGCCCAGCTCGCCGACGAGCACGGCCCGGTCAGCCGCCGCCAGCTTTCCGCCCCGGATCAGCAGGCCATACTTCACTGTACCACCGTCACACGGCCATCCGCCAAGGTCACGCACGTTCCAAGCGGTTGCCCCAGCCGATGTGCGTATCCAACGCAAGGCATCCAGCGGTTTTAGCGTTCCGGCTTTTCCACCTGACGCGAAAGGCGTCAGAACGTTCGGCACCTCATTGTAGCGCGTCACACCGCCAACCGTCTGCCCGATGGGCTTGTAATTGCTCACAACTGCTGTCGCTGGCGCATAATTGGCGATTTGAGACGTGTTGTAGTCGCTTGGGTCGTAGGTCACATTGGCAAGAAAGTTTCGGACGGCTTCCGGACACTGATGCCACTCGATAGCCTCCGCGCTCGTCGCCTCCACCTCCACGACCTTCCCCCCATACGTCGCAAGCTTTCCATCCTTTACCAGTACCTTAGTCGCCATCGCTTACCACCTCAACGTAGAGCCCCACCAGTTCACTCAAGGCATTGTGTACGGGATTCCCAGTATCGCGGATGCACTTATACAGCACACCGCCCTGCGTGTAATACTTGCCGTTTTCGAGGACCATGTTGCCCTCGTAGGGGATCGGATCATACTGTGTCCCGTCGTGCTCCTCGTCGATGCGGGCGTACAGGCTTTCCGTGCCCGCTGCGCCCGGCACCCACGTCTCCTGCGACGTGTGCGCCTGCAGCACCTTATACAGCTTGCCACCAGATACCAGCTTATCTCCCGCTGCATAGGCCTTGCCACCCTCCCAATCCGGGTAAAATGCAATCATCCGCAGCGCCGTCTGATCATCCACCGCAAGCGTGTTGATCTGCTGGCGGACCAGCATTTCGGCCACCTCGCCGATCGTCAGCGGCCGGTGCTTTTCTTCCGCTTCGTAGCGAGCCTGTGCTTCTTCCACTTCCGCGATTTCTTCGGCGGTCATTTCGCGGATTACGCCGTTTTCGTAGATTTTCATGCTCTCACCCCGTATATTTTAATTGTTGTGCCTGCAAATAGACTCAACCTATAGCTGCCAATTGCGATTGAGCGACATGGCGAAAGTGCAGGAACGTTTGTGTCACTTAATGCGCCGACGGAAAATGCGCCGCGTGAATCATATCCCCCTTTTCCGTTCGTCAGAATGTTTGCAGTCGATTGCCCATCGGGTGTTTTGACGAAAACTGGAATAATTTTTCCTGCATAGGAATCAAATCCTGATATCATCAATATCGCATGTGATTCCCCCGTTTTTGGGGACTCCCCCAAATTAACCTTTTGGGCTCCCCATGGATCATTTCCATTAAATGCGCAACATACTGTTGCATTGTAAGTGATATCGGTATTTGTTGGAGGTACTACTTTTATCTCAATATATATTTTTTTCAGCGAGAATGGCGCTCCATCATTATCTGTGCTTATCGTAGTTTTAACGATATCCTCAGATATCTCCAGCGTTCGGATTTCTTCCCACGCCTCAGCTGCACCACCAGCGCCGACTACCTGATACACGCCCCGGTAGTCGCTTGTCGACAGGCCGTATATCGCGAGGCCATCGCTGACCCACGATACCTGATTGAGCTGGTTTACAGTCCCGTTTGTGATCACAAGCATATCATTAACTGCGATCCCGGCATTCTGGATCGTCACCGTGCCGGTATACAGCTCCGTGCTGTCGCCGGAGCCGAAGCACATCCACACCACGCCGTTTTCCGGCAGCTCCGCCGCCGGGATGCCGATGTATCCGCCCACGGCGCTCATGGCTTTCAGCGCCCCGCCGGAGCCACCGCTTCCGCCGGAGCCCCCCTCCGGGATCGTGATCGTCAGCGCCTCGGAGCCGTCGTATGTCCCGGTTGCCGCACCCGTAAACGTCAGCGCAGCCGGGTTTTTCAGCGCCGTCGGCAGTCTATTTCCCCACGCTGCATTTCCATCCGCTCCGACCTGCAGCAGCTTCCCGACGTCTGCTGCCGCGCTATCGGGTAGCAGCTTGAGCAGCGCCTTTTGCGCTGCCATATACGCCGCCACCCACGCCGTATCCGGGATGTACCCGATCAGATCCTTGTCTCCGGTGTAGATCTTGATGAGCTTTTCCGTCGTCCAGCCGTTCGCGCCGTCTGCGATCGGGATCGCTCCCTTGGCTGCGTCGGCCATCGCCGTCCCGAGATTTCCTAGCACCTCCGGCAGATCGCCGCCGGTCGGCGGGTCTACGAGTGTAAATTCCAGCCCGTCTGCCGTGATCTTGTCCGCGATCTCCGTCTTGTCGGCCTCGGTCAGCGCGTAGTCGGCTCCGGGGTCTCCCTGCGGTCCCGGCGCACCCGCCGCGCCGGGATCTCCCTTGGATCCCTTGGCCGCGCACAGTTCCCACAGCTCGTCCACGCCCGGCTCGTCTCCGGCCGTGCTGGCCTCCTCGGCCGCCCAGACGTAGCAGCTCCCGCCGTGCTCCACGGCGTCGAGCTTGGCGTATGACATCGAGGCATCCCACGCCCCGCGCCAGTGAAACGGCTTGCCGTCCTTGCCCGGAGCGCCCGCTGCGCCCTTGAGGCTGGCCAGCCACTCCGTCTCCGTGCCGGTGTAGCCGTGCGCCTTGGCGATCCCGTAGGCGCTCAGGTAATAGCCCTGCTCCACGGCCCTGCCGTAGATCGGCCGGATGCACTTGGCAATGTGCCGCGCCAGATCGTTCCAGGCGACGTTGTACCGCTGCATCGTGTTGGTGTAGCGCTCGTACTCGCCGTTTGCAAAGTCGACCTGCGCCTCCATCCACAGCAGATAGATCCCGTCGTAGGGATACGGCGCTGCCAGCGCCTCGGTCGGCGCCGTCGCATACGGCGTGATCTCGCTCAACGCCAGCAAAAAGATCTCGTGGAGGATCTGCCCCTCCACCTGATTGAGCCAGTCCAGCAGGATCGTGTCGTCGATCTCCGCCGGGACCGGCTTGAGCTTGCGCAGCCGCTCAAACAGTACCGTCGCTGTCATGTGTCCCCTCCGTCCCCGGCAGCTGCATGCCCTGGATCTCGCGCAGCAGCGCCAGCTTGTCGTCCATCGTCATCTCGCCGCCCGCGATCGCGGCTCTCGTCGGCGCGTCCGTGCTGATCTCCCGCCGCTCGCGCCAGTCATAGTTGGCCTGCAGCGCAAATTTTGCGCCCGCTGCGGAGTTTTTGTCCTCGAGACGCTCCTGCAGGTACGTCTCAATCACCCGCTTGGCCTCGTCGCAGATGTCGTGCGTCTCATCGGCGGCCAGATACTTGCTCCACGTCTGCCGGCTGATGCCCAGCCTCCCGCACAGCCCCGTGATCGTCGGCGGGCTGACCCAGCTCGTCCTGCTGGCGGGCGTCCCGTCCTCCGTCACCACGCGCACAAA